ATCGGGTACGCCAAACGTGGTTGAGCCGTCGCCCGCGCCGTGAGTGGTGCCATAGGCCGAAAACAATCCGGCATATGTCGTGCGCGAAACGTTTTGCCCTACGCCAAAAATCCACAGCGGCGGCGCAACTCCGGTGCTTGGATAGGGCAACATCATCCCCGGCTTGATCACCGCGTAAAGCGGATGAACGTGGTCTTCGCGCGAAAAGTTCGTTGAAGCGCCCGCCGCCGCAACGCCCTCTACCAGTGGCAGCGCCGAGCCGGGGGTGCCTAGTCCCGGCGTGCCTTGTGGCCCCTGCGCGCCCTGCGGCCCTTGCGGACCTATCAACGATGTTCCGGCGGGCCACGCGCCCGCCGCCTTGGGGCCATAGATGAAATTTGTGCTGGTGTTGATGTAGAAATTGCCGTCGACACCGACGCCGCTCGTCGGGTTGGTCGTGCCGTAAAGGACAGTATTGCCAGCCGCACCAGCCGCACCGGTCGGCCCCTGCGCGCCAGCCACACCTTGCGGACCTTGCGCACCGGCCGCGCCTTGCGGGCCTTGCGCACCTGTCGCGCCCGCTGGCCCGATCAGCGACGTTCCGGCGGGCCATACGCCACCGGCTTTCGGGCCAAACATGAAATGCGTCGTGGTGTTGATGTAGAAATTGCCGTTGACGCCAACGCCGCCCGTCGGATCGGTCGCACCATAAAGGACGGTGTTGCCAGCGGCCCCGGGCGTACCAGCGGCCCCGGGCGTGCCCGGTGGTCCCGGCGGCCCCGGCGGTCCCGGTGCGCCCGGCGGGCCCGGGTCGCCTATTGCAATGATCTCAACATCGGGATCAGCCGCCACCACCACGTTGTCGTCGGTCGCGTCGTTGATAACGACAACATTGGTGTCCGTTGCCACATCGACGGCGTTGCTCACCGCGACGCCCCGGCGTTGTTGGTCAGCGTACCGGTCCAAATGTTGAGCTTAAACCCGCCGAGGCTCGCAATCATCGAATGGTCATAGGCACCGAGGTCGAGCTGTTCGAGCGCGGCCTGTGAGATCAGCACCGAAAACATGCCGTTGATCGGATCGGTCAACTTAATCTCACCGGTATCGGTGCCGAGGCGCAGATCGGCGGTGACATCCTCTGCGTGTCGTCGCAGCATCATCCACATCATTGCGCCCGTGAGATTGATGGGAACGCCGCTCACGGTTTGATATTGAAACACCCGGTAAAAGTCGGCGTCGTTTTCAACGACGATGTTGACGGTGGCCATTGTTCATGGCCTCGTTGTCGAGATCGCCGCGTAGGACGCATCAATTTCCGCCTTTGTCGTCATCGTGCCGTTGTTGATCGCGGTCACGTTGTTGCTTTCGCAAGTAAAACAATCCTGCACAAACGTCGCCATTTGTTGCAACGCGTGCGCCAGCCCCGCCTCGTCGAGCGGGAAGAACGTACCGTCCGCAAGTTTCCAATTGGTGATGTGGCCAGGATTTGCCACGGCATAATCGTGCGCGCTGCCGAGCGTATTGCGCGCGACAGGATCGCTAAAATAGGGAAGCCCGCCGATGCTGACGCCGAATGACGCCTTGCCGTATCGTTGGTTCGCGGAATAAGCCTTTAGTTCCGGCTTGGTCGGTGGCGGTGGCGGCGGCGGCGGAATAACGGTGCTGCCAGACACGACCCATCCAATTGCAACGCCCGACGTTCCCGTTACCTCCATCCAAACCAGATCGGGATGAAACATCGTCGTGATGTCGTCGGCATCGTTGAGCGATAGCAGCTCGACAACGGTGTTGTTTACAATCCGCGCATACTCGCGCATTAGGCATACTCCCAAATGATGATGAGCCCGCCCGTGCCGTTGCCCCCGGCATACGCAACGCCCTGTTGGAAATTCATAGCGGCGGTGCCGCCAGCCCCATAGCCGAGGCCGTCCGATCCATTGGTCGTCACGCCAAAGCACATTCCGCTTTGGCCATACAGCGAGCCACCGGCATATCCGGCGATGGCCGAATAGGTGCTGTAAATCATCGTCGCAAAGGCAGGTTGGCCCACGACATTGATGTCGCCACCAGATGCGCTGCCGCCGCTTACGGCTGCCGTGCTGAATGGCGTGCTGGCCTGGATTTGCCCGTTAGGCGAACCGCCGGTACCGCCCGTGGCAGACATGATCGCGCCGAAACTACTGGTGCCGCCGGTGCCGCCGTAACCGCCAGCCTGACCAAGGCCCCTTGACCCGACAGTCATACTGAGGCCAGCAAAACCCGCTGTGATGTATTTGCGCGCATAGCCACCACCGCCGCCGGATATGCCGACCGCAAGCTCGGGACCATTACAGACAGGCGCACCGCCGCCCGCACCGCCCGCACCCTGCACCTCGACCAGCACCGCGCGCGTGCCGCCGGTCGGCGTATAGACAACGGTGCCCGGCGTTGTGAACATCCGCACGCCGGTTAGCGCGCCAGCGGGCCCGGCAAGATGGCTGGTGTGTGTCGGCCCGAGCTGAAATTTGGTGCCGTCGTCCCAAAACTCGGCGATGCTCCCGACCGTCAAATCGCCCGCGACCAGCGCGTCGCCGTTGCCATAGGTGACCGCGCGCGCGCCGAGGTTGTTTATGTTGAGCGTTGACGGGCCGGTGTTGGTGTTTGCGATCTTGATAAACCAGCGATTGCCAGCGGTATAGGCCAACAGCGGCGGCGTGGCGTTGATGCTGTATTGATTGGCGGTGCCGGTATCAATGGCCCAATTGAGCCGCCCGCCCTGGATCGAGCGCGACAACTGAATCAGGTCGGCATTGTCGGGCGTGAAACCGCCGTTGCTGATGGCGGCGACGATTTCGCGTTGCGGAAACTCTATCGAGGCGGCGGGCGGGATCGAGCCCATCGTGCCGGTCGACGGATTGCCGTTGATGTACGCGGCATTCGGATCGGAAACGCCGTAAGGCTGGTTATATTTCATCGCGCGCGATTCCTCTTATCCCCGGCGACGTTGCCGCCGAGCTGTCAGATCGAAACGAAACGGTGATGGTGCTTACGGTGTACCGGCCATCGGGCCGCCGTCGGTCAGCCCGCTATAGTCGAAAATGATTTCGGTGTGGCCGGGCTTCCAGCGGTTCAACAGGCATTCAAGATCGTCGGCGATGCCGATGCGCAAATGCGGATCGACGCCAGCTTGGCCCGACTCGGTGCGAAACCAAACCAGCTTGGCTTGTGCGACGTGCACGGTCCAATAGTTGCGGTTGCCGGGCGGGCCGATTCCATAGTTTGGCCATTCCGACAGCTCGCCGAGCGCGATGTTTTCATCGCCACGCGCGCCTTTGATCGGAATGCCCCACTCGTTATGCATCGGGTTCGAGCCGTCGCCGTACACGCGGTTGTCGCCGCAAGCGTCGATGCCAACCACGAAAACCCGATACTCGGTGATGGTGATGGTGTAGCCGATCTCTGCCGCAACGCCGATAAAAAACTCGCGCGATTGCGCGCCGACCATCGTCATCCGCATCATCAGAGCTTTGTGGCGCTCGTCGATGGTCAGCGGCGCGTCGTAGCAAGGATCAGGCAAGCCCCACGCGCGCTCCCAATCCGGTAGCAGCTCGATGGTAAGGCGCGGATCGCTTTCTATTTCCAACAGATCGGCGGCGCGGCGGTCGACCGGATCGGCCCAAACACAGCTCAGGCCGCCGATCAACTCCATCAAAACCGAATCGTATTCGCGCGGCCACGCCGGGCCGGTCGGCAACAGCGCGGCGTGTGCCTCGGTGTAATCCTCGCAACTGCGCCGCACGTGCCGGTCAGACATAAATAATAGTTTCCAGCACCGCCATATAACCCGGCGCGGGCATCACGGCGTCGGCAAAGGTCAGGTTGTGGTGATCCTCGCCGACCGCGTTCGATATGGCTTCCTCGATCCACGACCGATAGATGGTTTGCCCCGGGGCGGCCTTGACGAACAACATGTCTTGAATCTCTTGCTCTATTGAGGCCCGGGTCGCCTCGTCATCCTTGGCAAGATTGCTGATCGTCATGTCGAGGAAATATTTGATCGGGGCCATCACGTAACAATCCTTTACCGTCACCGGGCGTTTTTGGTCGTTGTAGGCCGCCACCGCCTCGATGTCGGCAGAGTTGGGCCAACCGTCATCAACGGCGCGCAGATCGTCCATCAGGAATCGCACCGTCATGGTGCCGGGGCCTTGTTCGGGCGCGGCCCACGCCCGCGTTACGCCGGGCACCTGTTTGGCCCATGCCACATAATCGTATTGCGCGCCGCCCATCGGCGGTTGCTGGATGCGCTCAAGCACGCGCTCGCGCAGCTCGTCATCGCTTTCAACGTCGATGCCGCCGGTCATCTCGACGATGGTAACGGTCCCATCGATACCCGCGAGCGCCCCGACAAACGCCAAGCTCGAGCCCTCGTCGAGGTTGCCCGCCGCGCCGGGATCGATGGCGCGGATCGCCACCGGCGTCGGCCCGCTGCCGACCGTGATCTGTGCGGTGGTTTGGTACAGCACGCCAGCCGAGCCGGTGAGCTGTGTTCCCTGCGGTAGCACGGTGCCGTTGATGCCGGTAGCGGTGCCCGAGCCGCTGGCAAACGTCGCGGGCTTGCGGCCATTGTCGGGCAACCATATTGCCGCATGACGATCGAGCCATTCGGTTTCGGCGGTGTCTGGCAGCAATTGCAACGCCAGCCAATCAATATACAGCAACACCAAAAACGCCAAACCAGCGTTGGCGTCGGACAGCACGCGCAGCACACTATTGGGCACCATTGCCGCCGAGTGCAGATGCGCGGTGATGTAGTCGCGGTTTTGCTGGCGGACCTCGTTAAGCGTCGGCGTTTGCCACGGCATTCAATTCAACTCCCGATCTCGGCCCACAGGGCCTGATATTGTAATTGGATCGCTGGCAACGGGCCGCGCCAAATCGTGATCTGCGCCACGATCTTTTGTAGCTCGGTGCGCGTCACCGTCACGTCAAAGCTTGAACAGATTCGGTTTTCGACAAACGGGCGCAACGCCTCGCGGATGTAGGAATCGATCCGCGCGATGGTCGAGCCTTGGCTGGCCTCGAAACCGGTGATCTTGTGGCGCTCGATCAGCCATAGGCGGCAACCGATGGGCCACGCCTTCCAGATCAGCTCGGCGTCGGTGTCGGCCCACCAGCCGCGCCGGTCGCTGTCGTCTCTGTTTGGCAGCACGTCGTCGGGCAGCGCCAACCGGTTGGTGCCGAGCGCCACGATCACGGCGGTCGCCAATGCCTCGGTTTCGTCGATCAGCCCGCCGGGCTTTTGCAACAGGTCGAATGTCACCGCAAACGGCGAGACGATATCGAACAGTCTGAGGTCGGGCATTATACCTTGGCCTTGGTTTGCTTGGCGGGCGGGCCCTCCGTTAAAACCTTTTGCCCATCCTCGCCCGCGCTATCGAGCCCGAGCCACGTCGGCCCAATGGTTTCAAACCGGGTCGTTGCCTTGTTGCTGACGGTCGGCGAGGTGACCGTGATCTTGTCGGCCTCGATCAACAGCGTGCTATTGCCGACGGTGAATTGCATCTTGGTCGGATGGTTGACGGCCCAAGAGTCCTTGGTCAGCGTCAGGCTGGTCAACGCCTTTTGCGTTGACTGTGCGCCTTGGCCGTCGGTGTCGCCGCCCTGTTGGCCGCCGCTCGTTTGGCCGCCGCCGTCGGTGGCCTTGCCTTGCTTGCCGCTCGCGCCGCCGCTCACGCCGCTTTTCTGCGGCTTTGGCTTGTCGTCGCTGTCCATGATCTGGTGCACGATCTTTTTGCTTTTCGGCGCGCTGGTCACGATGCCGTCGCGCGTGAAATGCACTTGCTGACCCTGATCGTCGAACAGCGCGACCTCGCCCTCTTTCAGCCCGAGCAACCGATAACGCCGATCACCGGTGACGATCAGCACGCCGTGCGAGCGTTGCCCGCCGGTGAACACGATCAACCCCTCGGCCTTTTTCTTTTCCTTGCCCTGCCCGGTCGGTTGCTTGACCCGCGAGGTCAAACCATACGGCTCAAAATGCTCGATCTCTTTTTGTTTTTCCTCGGTATACAGGCTGACCTCATGCTCGCGAAACAGCGGGTCGTCGTCGTTTTTCTCGACGGTGACGCGCTTGATGGCGTTTTTCATATTGTCGCCAAGCGTGCGCGTCGACACTCGCATTTACGGTTCCTCTTTCGGTTGTGCTGGCAATGCCGTCGATGGTGCCTCGGGCGTCGGCGTATCGCCGACCTTGATCTGGTCGCGCCCGCCGAGCCGATCCGGCAACACCAGCTCCAGCGTCGTCGTGGTCCCGGTCGAGTCGTTCTGCCGACAGGTCGCCGCCTGAATGCCAAGCTTGGCGCGGTCCTGCGGCAGCAACATCGGCGAATAAAGATTGATCAGGTTGCCGACCTCGTTGAGCCAAAGCGATCCGCCCTGACGCTGCCAGCCGCGCACCGTGATGTTGGCGGTGAATATGGTGGCAGCATTAAGATCGACCGAGTGGTTGGCAAACATCTGCGCATCTTTAACGTCGCCCGGTTGCGGCATCACCATCAACAGCGGCGATGGAATCTTGGCGTTGTAATTTGGATTCTTCGCCTCGGCGGATTGTGCCCGCGCCTTGTCGCCCCAATGCGCGTTAGTGCCGTGCTGATCGCCGTCGACCTTGATGGTGTCAGCGGCGTTGTCCTGCGACCAGACCAGCTCGGCTTGCAGGATGTTGCGGCCCTCTTGCAGATCGGCAACCTGTTGGCCGCCGCCCCTGATGCCGATCAGGTTGCCCATCGCGTTATCGAAAATGTGAATATTGCGCATCTGCGCCAGCCGCAAGATAAACTGAAACGGGCTTTCGCCCCAATGGATCGACACCCGCTCGAAAACCTTTTGCGCGCCTTCCGGCATCCCCTTGAGCGAGAATGTGATGCCATATTTTTTGGTGGCGGCGTTGGCCAGCTTTTCTAGCGTCTGATTTTTGAATTGCCCGGGCGGCAGCACCAGCGAGCTTTTCGCCAGCGCGGCGGTGTTCGATTGGCAGACAAACCGCACGTTGTGCGAATTGCCATCATAGCTAACCTGTCGCACCGTCACCGCGCCGGTCAGCGCCAGCTCGCCCGCCAGCGTGATCTTGACCGGCGCGCCCGGCGGCAGCCGGATCGATTTCCAGCCCTTGTTGAGGTCGCCGATCTCGGCCACCACCAAGGTCGCGCGAGACACGATGTCGGAAGCGGTGCGGGTAACCTCGACCTCTTTCCAAAATTTGTAATTGGTGCCGCCCGCTTGAACGATGCAGATTTCCTGTGGTTTTGGCATGGATCATTGCGACAGCGCGCGAATGGGCATCTGCACAAACGCCGGATGCACCGGCTGGTTTTCGTCGATCAGCTCGCCGCACCGTGCCGCGTCGGCATAGAGCCGTTGTGCGATCCACAGCGCGGGTTTGGATAGCCCAAAATCGTAAACCACGATTTGCGGCAAGGGCCGCGCCCGTGTTGTCAGGTCGAACGTCACCGCCGCGTGCAGCGCGATGATGGAACGGTAGGACGCCTGATCGAGGCTGTCGCCCGCAACGGTTTCGGCTTGGTCAAACGCCGCATTCATGCGGTCGAGATAACGGTCGACCTCGTTGCGACTTGTCATTGTCGTGGCGGCCAGGATGCGCGCGCACTGCACCAGCGCCAACCGGATCACCGTGTTTTGCACCGACAGCGTCGCCTTATAGACCGGGGCAACGGCAACCGCGTGCTTGCGCACAAGATCGAGCTGGCTGACCGTGGCCCCGGCCCCGCGCACCAGATTGAACAGGTTGGCGAGCGGTGCACCGATGGCCGCATCCTCGATCAATTGCTCGGCGTCGGCGATCAGATCGCCAGCGGCGAGCCGCACCATCGATCCCGCCCGGCCTGCGCTGATGGTGACAATTTTCAGCAAGTCTGTGACCACGGCGATCACCAGCTTGGCCGCTTCCTCGCGGGCGTCGGATTTCATGTGTGGACACCACCGAGCGGATCGGATTGACCGGGGTCGACCAACTCGGTGTTTGAGGTGTCGACGGTTTGCGTCTCGGCAGTGTCGGCGGCGGTTTCGCTCGCGCCTTGGCTGTCCATGTTGATCGAAAAGCCCGCTTCCCCGGCCTCGACAAATTGCATATCGAACTCGGCCATGCCGCCCGCTTGCCGGGTTTCGCGCACGGTGTAGTCGCGCACTTGGCAAAGGATCGAGTCGCGTTGCAGAAAGGTCGGCAGGATCAGCAAGCCGGGGCCCTCGGCCTCAAGCGCGGCCTCGAGCAATTCGCGTTGGATGACATAGCTCGGCCCGATCACATAGCCCGTCACCGGGAACGTGCGCGCCTTGCGCCCCATGTCCTCGGCATAGGGCACGTCGCGCTTTGGAAATTCGTGCAGCACGATGCGGCGGCCCGACGACCGGGCATTGGCGTCAACGTGAAACGGCGCGCCGCGAAACAGCGCGGGCACCAGCATCGCGCGCCACAGTGGTGTTGCCATCGTCAGGCGCTTTCACTGGCCAGCGGCACGGTGTTGCCGCCGTGAATCTGCACATCGGAAAACACGCCGCCGCCGACCGCGCCCGCCTTCCTGCCATGCGGCAATCCGGCGAGATCGATGCGCACGCGGGCATCACCCTCGACACGCGCAAACTGGTTAGACTTGTTGGCCGCTTCCATCAGGCGTGCGCGCGGCACCGCTGGCGCGTCGTCGGGCGGTTTTGCGCGCGGCAGCGGCGCGGCAGTCCCGCCGGTGTAAGCATCAACGCCGGGCACGCCACGCATGTATTGATTGCTACGCGACCTTTGATGCGGCAACGCGGGCTTGAGATATTCGCGCAGAAAGTCGACCGCCGACTCGGGGCCGCTGCGGGATTTTACCAACTTATCCCACAGTTTCGGATAGCCGGTTTTCATTCGCTCGGTGAGAAATTTGGTTTGCAACGCCGGGTCTTGCCAGCTCTCGCCGGGATGGTTTTGCTTCAACCATTTGGCATAATTGTTCCACTCGGTGCCGCCCTCTTGAAAAAGGCCGTGCGCGAAATGCGCCTCACCGCCGAATTTTGGCTGATCGGGATGGCGCAGATTTGGATTAAAACCGCTCTCGGATTGGACATTGGCCAGGATGCCCGCGATAGCACTCTCGGGCAGCCCCGCCTTGCGCAGCTCATCGACTACGGTGCCCGCGACCGCGCGCTTGTTGGCGGGTAGCCCGCGACTGCTGCCGGGCGGGGCTGGTTCGCTTTCATTACCACCACCGCCGCCACCGCCCCCACCGCCGGGAAGCGAGGCGCGGATCAGCGGCGCACCGCCGAATGTGCTGCCACCACCGGCGGCGTTGTTGCCACCGGCATCGAGTGCCATTTTTTTGAAAGCGTCTAGCACGCCTTCGCTGGTGCCGGTCTTGATGACCTTGATGGCCTCATCTTTGTTATCGCCGCCCTGCAAACTCTGCGGCTGCCAAAAACGCTTTTCGACGCTTTCGTTTGGCGTCGTGAAGTGCGGCAGAAAACCGCGCCAGCCTTTCTTTTTCCAATCGCCGACCGGGTCTGGCGCTTGGCTTTTGATCTCTTTCAGTAAGGCGGTGATCTTTACAAGGTCGCTGTAGATGCTGCCAAAATCTCGAGCCGCCTTGGTCACCTCGTCGGCGATCTTGGTGGCGCTGCCCGAAACAAAATCGAGCGCCTTTGTCAGCTCGTCGAGCCCGCCCTTTTGCGCCAGCCGGTTGATGAACTTTTCCCAAGCGGTGGCCATGTTGGTCATGGCCTCGTCAAACCGCTGTGCCGAGTCCTTGGTCGCCTTGTCGAGCGGCCCAACGGTTTTGCGATATTCCTCGATGGCGCGC